AAAAAAGAATTGTTATAAGTAGTTTCACCTAGCATCTCCATCTTTTTCTTGCTTGTCGTAATCTTGAATTAGGATCTTTAGCTGCTTTAGGGAATTGTTTCATTTGACCAGCAGATCTAGCACAGTAAGATTTTCTACGTTTCGCAGCTTTACTACCTTTCTTTACTTTACCTGTGACTGCTGTCTTTAATTTTGAACCAGGGTTATCTGCTCTGTATTTCTTAACACCAGCTTTAGTCATTCCCGCCCCACTTTTTGTGGAGCGGAAATATTTTTTAGTTTTTGGTGGCTGTTTGTCTGCCATTATGTGTAGAAAACATTTACCGTACAGTTGACTGTTATTACATTGAGGTTAGATGTAAATAATACACCTTGTTCAGGTATACTCATTGATACATCTGAAGTGCCTCCTATCACTGCTACGTTAAACACAGCAGATCCGCCATCATTAAAGGTGACAGTTCCATTACTAGCCCCAGGACCAATAATAAAACCTTTTAGTCTTGATCTACCTGCAAACACAGTAGTAGTTGCGTTTGCGGCAGCACCTTTAACTTGAATATCACTATCGAAGGCCATTGCTTACCTCCTTACGCTACTGCTGCGCCAGTAGTTACGTCCACAAAGTTTGTACCGTTACCAAAACAAAGAGAACCTGTTAAAGAAGCTCCTGTTGCGTCAGAAACATAGATTAATAAACCTGCTGTTGCTGCTGGTAGTGTAAGTAATGTGAATGTTGGAACAACAAAACCATTATCAGATGATACTGGTCCTGAAAAAGTAGTACTTGCCATATTAAACCTCCTTGGTTGTATAGACCTAGTCACACAATCTCTATACCGTCTGACTAGCTCAGTCCATGTAATCTATTATGCTAGTTCTTAATTAGTACCATAAAAAAAGGGGGCGTGAAAGCCCCCTCATGAGTTTATTTATTGTGCGGACTATGCAGCACCTGGAGAACCAAATACACATCTAGGATCTGAGAAACCGAATGAGTATCTCTCTCTAGCTTTGTATCTTACGTTACCAGTGTCAAAGTCACCTTCCATAGATGTTCTAATTGGGGATCTTTGGAATAACTTAAATCCATTAGGAATATCAGTCTTAATAAAGAATGCATCTGGATCTGTTAAGTAGTGGTTTACAACATAACCTTCAGGAATCATGCCCATATTTCTTGTGGCATTGATATCATTATCTGCTGTTCCAACTCTTAACTGTGACTGTGTAAGTCTTTCAGCTACGAATTGTAACTCAGAAGGAATGATAAGCTTTCTTCCCTGTGTTGAAATTAATAAACCTCTTTCGTCAACAAATGCAGCGATGTCTATTAAAGACTGCTCCAATGAAGTTTCGTTTAGGTCAGCAGCAGTTGCTAATTCGTTTGCGAATGTTCCTGCTACAATTGGGTGTTCTGCAGAGCAAAGTTCAACGCCGTCACCACCAGCAAAATTACTATCAAACGCATTGTTTAATACGTTTGCAGCTTTAACCTGCTTAGTGTTTGCCATAGAACGTGCAAGTGCTTTTGTATATCTTGCTGAGATTCTGTCATAAAGATTATCTTCGACAGCTTCTTCAGTGATTGCAAAACCAAGTGCAATTGTTTCATGTGTGTAACGTGCTGTGAAAGTTTCTGTCGCATTGTCATAAACAATTGATCCACCTTCACTCTTTGTTCTCGCATTACCAAAACCTGATAACATTACCTCTTCTTCAAATGCTCTGTCGGAAGATTCTGTATCAAATATTTGTGAATGCTCTGCATCGTAACGTCCGTACTCCAGGCCAAATAGTGCGTTTAGACCGGGCTCTAACTCTTTAACGAGTTGACTTCTAGATATAGCCATAGTTTAACCTCCTATATACCTGTTGTATCTGTTAGTGAGTGTAGATTAATCTTAACCTGAATCGCTGCATTTGCTGCAGTGTAATCAGAGTTATCAACATCAGTTGATAAACCTACAACTCTAAAATTAGCAGCAGCGTCAACGGCAAAACTACCACCATCGATAACAACATTTGAGATTCCATCAATTGATGAACCTGCACTGTATGTTGCGATGTTACAGTTTGTACCTACTTGCGCTTGACCGCCGTTAGTGTCGTCAACTTTGACCTCGAATACTACATTCGGATCATCAATGACGTATGCTTTAATATCATCAGCTGCTATGCTGCCTGGATAGTGGTTACTCCAAGTTGGTTTACCTGTTGTTGGATCAGTGTATTCACAACCATTAAAAATACCAATAAGTTCAGCACCAGCAGTTGAACCGACATCAATAGCACCATTTGCGACCAAAATTACAGGGTCGCCTTGATATATTGCGGAACCTTCATTATTCCCGATTACATACTCATTCTGGCCTTGACCATTGTAAGCAGCACCGAGCATCTTGACAGGCTTGAATCCGTAATATCCAGCTTGATTTGCCATAGTTCTTCTCCTTTATTATTAAGTGTGCTTTATTCGGTCTTCTTAGGACCTCCAAAAGACACACGACTCTGCCTATCAACATTGACAGGCATGCTTGGATGTTGTTCCCTTAAAGGATCTGTTTCCCAAGCTTCAGTCTGTTGATCAGTCTTTCGCTTGTAGTGAGCATTACGCTCAGAAACAGTTTCTGCAGGGATTCTTGCCAATAGCAAGTCACCTACGCTGATGACACCCTCATAAGCTTTGATACTTCCATTGTAAGCAGCGTATAAATTGCCGGAATATTGGTCAGCTCTGACTAATTCCCAGCCCTCTCTGAGTCTAGCGTTGATATTTTTAGTATCATCCGCTCCATTTACACGATGACGAAGCCATCTTTGCTTATATCCATCAGGACATGGTGGTGCGTCTAGTTGAGACGGTGGCTGCCAAGGTTTTCTACGTTCCTCGGTTGCCCTTGTTTGTGCACTTCTTGGTGTTTTATTATCTGTCATGTTGTACCTCCTAAACGTACTTAGCATATTCACTTAGAGGAACTCCAAGCTTATTTGCTATTTTTACCTGACTAGGAGTTAACCTAACAGATTTGCGCCCACTGGTTGCAGACCTTGATGCAGAGGCAACGGGTTGGGCGATTTTGTTGCTTCTGGTAGCCTGATCCTCGCCCTTCGAAAAGGACTCTGGAAACTTGTTTTTAACTCTATTAGTTAATTCATCATAGTAGTCATCTGATTCAGTGTCAAATCCTTCTGCTACTAAACCACGATGAATTCTTTGAGCAAAATCAGTCATTTCTTCATCTTGTCTAAACCACGTATTCTTTTCAGCCCAAGCTAATGCTTTAGATGAAGGTTGTGGTCTACTTTGTGGTTGTTGAGGAATTGGCTGTTGATCAATTTCTTTTTGAAATTGTTCATATTCTTGCTCTTTTTTTGACTTTGTAACTCTAATTCTTTCAGCCTCTAAATCTAATTTAGTTAAAGCTTGGCGAGCTTCTTCTTCAAGTTGAAAATCACCAGCTTCTCTAGCTCTTATTAAATTTTGACGTGCAAGATCAGAAGCCATTTTATTTCGTACTTCACTTTCAGACATATAACCTTTGTCAATGTCAAAAGTTTTCTTTTTAGCTTCTGATAGTTCTTTTTGAACATTTTGAGCATACACGAAAGCAGCCTCTTTTTCTCTTTCGGCTTCTCTCAATTTCCAAGTCATTTTATCAATTCGTTTTTTGACTTTATCTGAGTATTGATCCATTTCACCTTGTTGTTCTTCTTGAACTTCAGGATTTAAGGGATCTTTTTCTTCAGTTTTTACTTCTTCATATCTGTCTGGTTTTACTGTGCCGTGAGACTTATCTTCAAGTTCTATTTCAGCACCTTCACCTGACGTATCCAGATCGACCATTTTGTCTTTCTGAGCAGATGTTATTTCTGTTTGCATGGTACCTCCCATGTTATAGTATTGTTAGTATGTCCTCTGGATTATCCACTGTGCCGAGTATCTCGTCATCATTGAGTAATCTTACTTCCCCACCTTCAATTTTAAGTCTAGATCCTGCGTATCTGCCAAACACAACCCAATCACCTTGTTTACACCAAGGACCATTAGGAAACTTTTCTTTATCTTGATATGCATCTGCACCGACTGCTAAAACCATAGCAACAGACGCTGTTAATTGTGAGTCTTCTAAAGTCTTATCCGTTAAAATAACTCCACCTTTAGTTTTTTCTTTTGCTTTAAAAGGTAAAACTAAAATTCTCCAACCAACAGGTTGTGGAAGTTTTTCTAATTCTTTTTTATCTTCTGCTACGCCCTGTGAAGGGTTTGCCATTTTTTTCTTTATGTCCTCAGGGACATATAAAGTCTTAGTCATCTATTTTCTCCTCTTGATCCAGCAGGCGAGAAATTTCCTGTTGGCATATGTCAAGCATATGTAACTTTCCTTGAATATACTTGTAATCTTCAAAGTTTTCAACCCCTTGTGTCAAATGTTCATGAAGTTGTTCTTTGAGTATTTTTAGTTCTTTTTGATAATTATGAATTACAAAGATGCTCATACGTAAGCATTAACTCCTGGTATTCTTTTTTCAAAAACTTTATTTTGTCCATCTTTAGCACAGTGCCATGTTTGTTCATGACCTTGATTAACTCCATAATTATTCCTTTGCATTTTACCTAAGCCTGATTTTACTGCTTCAGCTACTGAATTAAGAGCATAGTCATCACCAACCATAACACCCGTTTGTTTTAGTTTAGGCCACCAATTGATAATATCATCTTCAACAGCGTCATATTCATGTGCACCATCAACCATAATATAATCAACAGATTCGTCTTTAAATTGATTTAAAATTTCTTCTGAATCCGATCTACCTTGACAAGGTATAACCATATTTCTTCCAATAAAAAATTGTAAATTATCTTTGAATATTGATGAGAAGTCTTTTGGTAGTTTTATACTAACATGTTCTGTTGAACCTTCAAAAGTATCAACGCAATATATTTTTACATCTTCTTTTCCCGCATTGTAAAGAGCGGTTGCAAGATAGTGTGTCGATCTACCTAGAAAAGATCCAATTTCTACAATGACACCATCATCGGCTATTTGATCTACAACGATGTCGTAAGTTTCTGAGTAATTGAACCACCCAGGTATCGTAAAATAGGTGTGTTTCATAGTTAAGAATATCCTTATTTATTTGTCTTAACTATTTGTATCTTTTTATAATTAATTTTCAACCCTTGTGGTGTTGGTCCTCTTTTAGGAGGAACTGTTGTTGTTAGTTTCTGTTTCTTCATGTTCGCATATGGTGCATTCGCACATACAAGTTGAACAACAATGGCATAAGCAATCACACTTTATGCATTTTGTTGTCATTTCTTTTTTGTTATAAGTCCCATCGCACCTTTTGCTCCCTTGATGCCGAAGCTCGCCGAACAGGCGATATATAAGAGATGTTTGTAATAATCAGGTAAAG